ATGATCCCCCCTCATATTCCCGAGTACATGACTTTGGCCCGCCACATCTATCTCGGCCAAAGTTTTGGAAATAGTGTCCGTACACCCATTGTTGCTGAAGCACAAGGAGACACCGTCTCAGATGACGGTGAACTTGAATTCTTAGATCACACCAACCAAGAATATCAAGAACCTATGTATAATCTTACCATGAAAGGTATCAACACGTCGTGTCCCGCACACATAGCAAGCCAATGTTTTGCCCACCACAAAGACATGCAATTGCTACTTGGACACCCTATGTCAGCTGATTACATCAAAGCTCGTAACGTAAGTTACGCACGTGCTCTTGAAATCTTAGATATGCCTCTTGATTCTCCATCTGATAAGGAACCATCCACCACTGTTCCTTCCGCAAGATCCATCTTTGGTACCGCATATGATCTCCTTTCCTCTCTGCTCAAATCTTCTGTAGATACCATCGTCAATACGCTCCGAAGTATTTCCGATAGCCTTTCCAACTGGCTCATCGATAGTATTTACGGATCGTATCCAGTGCTCTCAAAAGCATTTAATTTTCTTGTTCACATCCGCGACGTTTGTGCCAAATTCATCACCATGATTAAGGAAAAGCCTATTCAGGCTATTGCCCTCATCACAAACGTCGTTACCGCTTTCTATAGCGAAGATACAAACATTCCCGTACTAATCCTCAACATCGTTGCGAACGCCCATGCTCTCTATGGGAGCGATTCGCTATGTATGGACCTAGCCAGTAAGCTTGGCTCAAATATCTACAAAGCTTTCTGGATTAGTTTAGCTAAAGTTTGTTCTCATTTCGTTACTAGTAGCTCCTCAGTAGAAGCCCAAGGCGATGCAGACCATACCGCCTCGTTTCTACTCTCAATCACTAACATTCTAGGATTTAAAGGATCTCTGAAAAGCTTAGGTAATCTCTGTAGAGACTACAACTCCATCTATGTCTCCGCTAAGAACCTTGGCTCTTTTGTTACTCAACTCATTGAATTTATTCCCGCTACCATCAAGTATATCTTTGGACATAAGTCCCCAGCCGTAATGCTCAATAGCAAGTATGAAAACCCTGTACAACATTACAGTGCTTGCGCCATGACTGTCAGACTTAGGTCTGAATTGTGTGTTTCTCAGGAGTCATATCTTGAGGCACGCACTGAATGCAAACGCGCTCGCCAGGCTTTCTATACCTGGGTCGAAGAAACCGCCATAAACATCAACACCCGTGAATGGCAACTTTTTGTTCGACAAACTGAAGAAAACGCTAGTAGACTTTACCGTCCTACTGGCAAAAAGAAGGAACCTTTTGTTATTCTCCTCACTGGACCACCTGGTGTTGGAAAAAGCAATTTGGTTCGCGTTATTGTCGCTGCACTACTCCAATGTTCTTTCGAAGAAGCTGAAAAGCAAACCTTTGTTCGTAATGTCAATTCCGAATACTGGGATCGATACGTAGGTCAGTCCTGCGTCGTTTACGACGATTTTGGACAACACCGCGACGAGCTCGATTACGCCGAACTGTTTTCGCTCGCCACCACTGCTGAATATCTCGCCCCCTACGCTTCAGTCAACGCTGCTGATGCCGATACAACTGGCGTCAAAGGTATGACTGTTTCTCCCAAATTTCTCATCGCCTGTTCCAACCAAGTTGACTTCAAGCCCACCACCATCATGTGCCCAGAAGCCATTCTTCGTCGATTTGACTTCGCCGTCAAAGTCGATTACTTAGGACTTAGAGGTTCCAACATCGCTAAATCCTCTCAGAAAGACGGAACTCTAAATCATTATTGTTTCCAAAAAGTCGATTATGCCCGTAACAACAACGGAACCGCTGAGTACGATACCATCGGTACCGGCGAAGTCGGTCTCACAAGACTGCTCGACACCATCAAGGAAACATACTCCAAGAAACAAACCGTCTCAGAAGTTTTCGAAGCCAACCTCGAAAGCTTTTACTCTGGATATAAGTCTAAGATTGAAGCACAATCAGGTGCTGATGATATCATTTATTTGGCTGTCAAAAAGCTAATGAATGCAAGTATCGTAGCATATCCCATCTCTGCTGCTGCCGTATTTATTACCAACATGCTTGGTGCTGAAAAGTACTACGCAACCACGCTTTCGAACATTCCAACCTGGTACAAAATTCTTGAGAAGAGTCTCACCTCTTTTCTTTCAATCTCGTCAATGTTTTTTACTCTCAAAGCAATTCACACTATGATCTCTCGCAAACTCCCAGAAGCGCAGTCCGTTTCAACTGGACAAGCTCGAAGACAAATGCGACCGCGTGTGATTCGTGCTCGAGGCGATCTCGCGCCTCAAGAAGCTCAAGCTCAAGGACAACTATACGATTGTGTCCTTAAGAAGATTCGTGGAAACCAAGTCGTCATTCGCTGCGTCGACTATCCCAACGCTATGCGTGCCTTGTACATCTCTGGTACGCATATTTTGGCACCTTCACATCTTTTCCGACTTAATAACGTCGATGGATATGTTCCTGACGGAACTATCTATGAAATTGCATGTGCAGACACTGCTCCACAAATCTTTCGTTTTGCTCTAGATGCTCTCCGCGTCATAACTGATACTCGAAATGATGAAAAAGATCTCATCGTTTACGAGCTTCCGCGCAACATCTTTCACGCCCACCCGAAAATCGTCCAATATTTTGCTACTGATATGGACCTGCAATCGCATACCGAAATAGCACTGATCAAAGTCCATAAAGACTTTTCCTTTGAAACCGGTATTACACGTATCGGCGACATCGACATCTGTTATACCTATGATATAGGTATGGACGGACAGCAATTTTCAATCGTTCACTACTCAATGTTCAACTATGAGTATCCAACCGAACGTGGAGATTGTGGCTGTCCCATCATGATCAGAAATGGCTTACAAGATGGCAAGATTATCGGCATCCACCTTGCCGGTATTCGCGCTAGGAACATTGGTGCCGCAACAGTTATCACACAACAACATCTGTATGCCGCTCTTAATTCCTACAACACCATCAACCCCGCTATAGCCCAACACGAAACCCTGGACACGGAAATGACACCTGCTGAAAAAGCAAAGTATCTTCAAGGTACTATCCGCGTCCTAGGTCACGTCAAACCTGGCTATCATGTCTCTCGCTCACCACTCGTCCCATCCGGATTTCTGGAAGAAGTTTGTGCACAATTTGGGCCTCCCGCTCATTGTCCTGCTATGACTCACTCTGGAGATCCTCGCAACGTAAAGAAAACAGACCTCATGGGTGTCGACAAAATCTGTCACCCTGCTCGAGGTTTTATTCCTGAATACATGGAGTCTGCCTTCTTGGCCCTCCGTGATTGGTATCACCACAAGATCAAACGCAACTTTCGTCTTCTCACTGAAAGTGAGGCCATTAATGGAATCCCAGGCTCCTCAATCAATGCCTTGGATATGACCACTAGCGCTGGGTTTCCCTACCCGGTTTCTGGTGATGGAAAGCGTAGCCTGTTCAAAACGAACCCTGCTACCGGCCTCCTCGAAGTGGCTAGTCCACTTCTCCGCCTGCGTATTGACGAAAGAATGCGCGCCTGGAAGAATGGGGACATGTACGACACCATCTGGATTGACACCCTCAAGACCAACGAATGTCGTCCCGTACTCGATCCCACTCTCATGGAATACGATGCCTTCAACTGGAGAGAACTTCCAGTTAAACGTTCTCGCATGTTTGCCATAGGTCCCGTCGACTACACGATCTGTGCTCGAATGCTTTTTGCTGACTACATCTCATACATTACAGACAATCGCTTTGATCTCCCTACAGCTGTAGGACTCAATCGCGGTTCCCTCGAATGGAATCTCATGTCAACAAAACTCATTCAAGGCTGTAGCGATGTCGGATTTTCTCTCGATTATGAGGGATTTGACGGCACCGTTCTAGTAGAAGTCGGTGATGACTTTGCCGATTCTGCCAATGAAGCCTATGCCGATAACCACACTGTCGAAAGATGTGTGGCGGTCGCTGAGCTTTACAACGCTGTTCATGAAAATGATGGCTTTTTGTATCAAACCCTGGGTTCCAACCCCTCAGGTCAACCTTACACTACTTACTATAACAACCATGGTAATGCCTTCTATTTTCTCTACGCTTGGTGCTGTGTTATGCCAACCAAATACAAAGATCCAACTAACTTTCGTCGCTACTGCAGATTAGTCTGCTATGGTGATGATTGTGTTTGTATGGTGCACCCCGAAGTACAAGAATTTTTCAATTTTCGCACTTTTAAGGGATGTATGGCTACACTCGGTATCAAAGTCACGCCCGCCGATAAGGGAGACAAAGAGTACGAGTTGCAACACCTCTCGGAAATGTCTTTCCTTAAGTCTCAATTCCAGAAGAAAGGTACCTTCTGGGTTCCAGTAATGGAGCGCAAAGCACTCCTCAACCAACTTTACTGGAAATCCCGTACCTTAGACGACCACCTCGCCTTTCAAGACAACGCTAATTGTGTGCTTTACAGTGCACTTTTCTTTACGAAACAGGAATTTCTCGAAATTAGACGCCGCCTACTTAAGATTAAGCCAGACGCCAAATTGATCACCTATGAGGTGCTCTGGCAACTTTTTCTTTCCAATGGCGTCATCGAAAATGACGAAAATTTCTTTGGATTCTCTCGACCCCCCCTTCGGGCTTACGCTCAAGGAGACAACAAACCATATGCGTATCAAAATGATAAAGATAGCGCCCGGGTTTGTCAAACCAACATGTCGGACTCAGTCAACGTTTCCCAATCCAACCAGGGTGTTACCCTAGTTGAGCAAAATGCAGTACAAATCATCCCAGCTCAGGACGGTTTTACCATCACAAAAACCGAAAGAGCACAGCGTCACCTTGGTGAAAAACCATGGACGCTTGACGACATGCTTTCTCGCTGGAACCATGTCGCTGACGTCAATTGGACTCTAACCCAAGCCGTCACCACTGTTCTTTTCACCGCTGAAGTAATTTCTGATCTTCTTCAGAACAACATCTCTTCCACTCCTTTCACTCGGTTTCAATACTGGCGTGTTGGGACCGGCGGTGGAATCAAAGTTCGCTTTGAGCTTTCCGCCTCTAAATTCTATCAGGGCAGATTGCTCGTTGCCTATTTTCCGTTCCAACGTTCAAAAAGTGTTATGTCGATCCCAACAACCGGCATCCCGCTTTCAACTTGTGTCCAAGTACAACACGCTTTTCTCGACCCAACCAATGGGTCCGTTGTGGAATTTCACATTCCATACCTTCACTACAAAGATTATCTCGACCTCAAGTCGGGATCTGATGCGCTAGGTTACATCCAAGTTTCTGTTTTAAACCAACTCCAAGCAGTTACCGGTGGAACCAGTTCTGTCGCATTTAAAGTCAACGCTAGTATCGTTGGTTCCGAATTCAAGATCCCAATTCCTGGAGGAACCAAATTCTCTTCCGCTGTCGAATTTGAGTCGAATATCATCAAATACGCTCGTGAGTTTGAAGAATATCTCAAGACCCACAAAGGCGTTGATGCGGCTCTAGTCGAATCAATTTACGTTAAAGACAATCGTGGTCAATACATTCGCACCCAACCTCGCGAAATGCGTAAACCACAACGCACTCTCTCCGATTCTGATGACGAAATTTTCCAACACGTTCTTCCTACCAAAGCCAAACCAATTGCTCCTCGTCGAGCACAAGCGCAAGGCTTACTTGAAGAAGTTGGACATGACCTTGATGAAATTGTCGAAAGCTTCATTCCGAATATCGTCGATTCTGCAGTTGGTGTCCTCATGGATAACCCTGCTATTGTACATCCTCGACGTGAAGTTAAGACAACACTACGTCAAAGCGGCAACCACAGTCGCATGCTTACTTTTGTAGATAAGTTTACTCTCGATCCTGCAGCACAGGAACTCGTTAGTGAAGAACACTTTTCGACGAGTCTTGTTGAAACAGACCTCAAATACCTCACCACACGGCTCGGCCTCCTCGGAACTGTCAACTGGCAAACTACCGATCCCGTCGGTAAAGAGCTAGCCTCGTTCTGGGTAGGTCCCAACACTGAATTTCCGGAAATCTTTCCGAAGACTGGTAATCCCATCGTTTACGCTACACCAATTTCTCAGGTAGCGAATATGTTTAAGCATTGGCGCGGCGGACTCAAATTCGTTCTCGATGTCGTCGCAAGTAACTACCATGAAGGGCGTTTGGACATAGTTTACAACCATGGCCAAATGAAGCTTCCTGCTACTTCCGGTGCTACCGACTACAATTCAGCTCTGTCGCAATATAGTTCATCGCTACAAATTCGTAGTGAAAAGAATGCTGGTTCATTCCTCGTACCATTCCTGCACGAAACACCTTGGTGTAACGTTTGGCACGGTGAAGATCTCAAGCAAGCACGTTCCGATATCGGTCCCGAATCGTTTAAGTTTACCGACTTCTTTGGAGGAACCTTTTCCATCATTGTTGGTGTGCCTCTCCGTGCACCACAAACTGTTGTTCCTCAGGTAGACATTAATGTTTTCCTCACCGGCGCCTCCGATTTCCAAGTCCAAGGACTTTATGGCCATGGAGTTTCGTGTATTACACATCAACTAGGTCAAACCGCTGAAGCGCAAGGCGATACCACCACGCCTGTCGCTGTAGCTCCTAGTGAACCTGCTCCTGCCCCTGCTGCTCTGGCTTCCGCTGGCGAGAAAAAGGCACATGAACACCAAAAAGTTAAGCCTAAAGCTCTGCCGGTTAAGCACCGAGCCCCAAAGTCCCAACGTCCCGTCGATTTGAACCTAGATATGCTTGCTGAAAAGTTTACTGCTATTCTGGGTAAAGATCGCTGCATTGTTACCGATCCTCCTGTTCCTCATCTCTCTGATGTATGTCCGAGTCTTCTTGATATACTACGTCGTCAACAAATGATTGGACGCCTCAACACCGCGTCCTTTAATGTTCTTGATGGCGCCAATTTGCCACACTACCACTATGCTGTTCTTTCGTTCGAGCTCATGGGTCAGTTTGGCGGCTATTTTCAGAGATTTGCTAATTGGTATAGAAACTTTCGTGGTGCGATGAATTTCAAGATCGATATGCATTGCATTGACGAAACATTCTATTCCGCTGATGCGAGTGATTTTAAGGTTTATCTCTTACCTTTCCTCACTCCAGCTCTCCGTGTAAAAGAGATGCTGACAGCCTTGTATGATGGACTGTTGGCGAGCGACACTTTCCTTCCATCTGGATACCCTATCGCTCTACCCATTTCATACGCTTCTCGCGGTCAAGTTCTTGAGTTCCAGGTGCCCTTCACGGACATCTATCCAACAGACCTCATCACCCAAAACTACGAGTCACAATCTTCGTACGACAACATGTTCTTTCCCAATTTTACTCTCGTTGTTGTAGCAAAGTCCCTCGCTGATTCCGAATACAGCGGGGAGGTTTATGCTTCACTTTCTGATGAAGCAAGACTTGGCACATTTATTGGTATGCCACCTGTCGCTGTTTATCGCGTTGGTGCTCTAAATCCATTACAAGCCGTCTTCCCAGATTCTTGGCGTTTCTCCGCCACAGCGTCCGCTTTTAACCCCACGTCACGCTCGAAATAATTCCATTTTGGGGTTACCTATATCTTTTGTTCGTCCATATTCTGATTTTTCTCTCTATTTATTTTCAGTATGGACTTGGCTTTTATTTATTCTTAGTCGCAACAATCCTCCTTAACAATAGGTTCTCTTAATCGTTTAATATCAACATTTAGTCCTTTCCGGCTCCTAAGGGATAACCAAGCTCTTTTACTTGGCATTCACCTTCATTTGGAAACCGTAGTAAAGCACATTCGCTCCATTCCGGCCTACTTAATTGTACGCTCTCTTAACTGAGTTAGGGGCATGTTCTTATTTAAGTTAATA